CCGAACCATTGAACCAACTTAACAAATGCGCGTTCTTCTGGTGGATCGACTGGTCGTGGATTCGAAATCCACTTGTTATGGCCCTTAATCCGCTTGAGTTGAGAATATGCATATCCAGAAGTAGTGAATGCAACTTTGGATGACAGAAAATCTTTGCGATGTTCTCGGAGATGGTCGTATGCGGGTGTGCGCGTGAGGACATCTTCTTCTCGCACCCACAACAGTTCTACGATATTTGGATTCTGATCCACCAATAGTTTGATGAAATGTGCTAATTCATAGTACTTTGTATCTTCTTCGGATTTATCGTCTACTTCACGGACAGGGAAGAATGGTGTTAGTAGATTGATTGGATCAGCACAGAAAATACCACGCATGTCTGTGTCTGAGTTCACGGTATCTGTACCGTATGCTTTTGATCCTGACATAACTTTGCAGATCAGGTTCTTCTTGCGTAGTTCATCTGCGTTCATGATAATTCCTATATGTTAAGGTCCACCCAAAATCTGAGTGGACCGTCACATTATATACTACTATTCGTCGTCTGACAACTGCGCATCGTCAAGTTGTTTTTCCATCTTTGCTTTACGCTGTTGCTTCATTGTCTTCGAATTATCGACACCCATTTCAATTTCATCTTCACCAAGTACGGCATCAATGAATGTGTCATTTTCTTTACTGAGGTCTTCAAGAATCTGTTCCGCTACCTTATGGAATGTCTTCTCTTGGAACTTTTCCCCAGTATTCTTGTACGTTAACCATGCACCGTTCTTCTCAACGATACCATTGGCGATTGCAATCTCAAGCAGACCGCTATATGGGTCCATACCGGCATCATAAGGCACCAACATGGTCATACTTTGGAATGGCTTACAGAATCGAGTCTTCTGACCTTCACATTTCATGCGAACACCAAGAACTTCTTTCGTGGTCTTGTCTTTCATCATCAGTCGTGTAACCATGACAATCTGTGAACAGCAATATTCAACTGCTGGTGGAAAGATATATCGTGGTTTGCCGTTCATTGGGAAGTCTGGATTCTCATATACCTGCGATGTGAGAACGATAATGATGTTGGTTCCCTTGATTGCATTAGTAAATGATTGAAGCATAGCCTTTAACTGCTTGTTCTTCTGACCCATGTCACCCTTTGATTCGCCCTTAGTAAACTGTTCTTCTTCAGCATCGGTCATCATCATATTCAAACTATCGATTGCAATGAACAATTTATCCGAATCTGGATCGTTTAGTTCATTTTCTTTTTTGTATGAGTTGACAATGTTGGATACTGATCGTTTACATTGACTGACTGTGTTAACTTCGATATACAGATATTCATCTTCATCTGTACTAACACCAAGCTTTTGAACAAAATCTTCTGATAGTGCATTCTCGGAGTCAATCGCAACAACGAAACAACCTTCTGCTTGCGCTTCACGCATCAGATTTGCTATATTGAATGATTTACCCGCGCCCGATGGCCCTGCGAATGCGGTGATTCGACCTTGTGGTACGCCTTTGTTGAATGAACCTGAGATAATCTTGTTCTGTGCATAGTTACCGGTGGATACCCAGTACGATGGTGGTGCTGATTTGCCGACTGAAATACCGGACTTTTCTAATGCCTTTCCTACATTCTTCATATACTTCATTAATTATCTTCTCCTTAAAAGATGACGGTCGTGACAAAATGCCACGACCGACTACACTACTGGTATTACTTGTCTTTATTCATCTTTGCGCGACGTGCGCGGAGTTGAGCGAGGACGTTACTGCTATCTTCGTCTTCATCTTCGTCTTCATCGTCATCTTCAACGACTGCTTTCTTACGTGGAGTTGGTGCTTCATCCTCGTCTTCGTCTTCATCATCGACAACTGCTTCGACAACTTTCTTCTTACGTGGGGCGGGAGCTTCATCTTCATCCTCGTCTTCGTCATCCAGAACTACTTTGCGCTTAGCAGGCTTCTTCTCTGCCTTCGGTGCTGGAGCATCATCTTCGTCTTCATCGTCATCTTCATAGAAGCTACCGGTTAGTGCAGAATGAAGTTTTGCTTCAACCTTTGCTAGTGATGGCTTCTCTGGTAGATACGAAGATAGATCAACCATTCCTTCTTCAGCAATATCAATTTCTTCTTCAGTTAGTGCAGATTCACGCTTAGCAAATTTCGTGCCAAGGTCGTACTTCGCCCATTCACCGTTCTTTGTCTTCTTGATGATGAAATCAGTACCATCTTCGAAGTCACATGGCGCTTCTTCTAACTCACCATCTGCAATTGCTTGCTTCATGACTGCATAAATCTGCCAGCTAATGCTGATAGCCTTTACTTTGCCTTCACATGAATCCGCATCATCGTCATATTCGACGGAATCTTTCTTGACCAGTACTTGGCCGATGTGGTTTAGACTGCGGTAGAACTTCTTACCACTGATCTTGTCACCTTCGTCGTAGAAACCCTTTGCTGTTTGGCAAATTGGGCAATCTTCACCATACATAGTGAGACAAGGGATGTTTTCTGTTTCGCCATTGATTTCAAGACGATGCATTTTCTTTTCAACGAGGAAACCTTTAGGATTTGCTTCGTTTAGGTCGGGTAGGAACCGGACGGTACATGCGCTATCGAACGGCATGTTGAAGAAGTTGTAGAACTTGCCAGAACTGCTGTTCTTACGACTCTTGTTTTCATCACTGAATGCTGATTGTAGTGCGGATAGACTAAATTTCTTACGTGCCATGCTATTTTTCTCCAATTTTCTATGAGTTGTCTGTTACTTACTTGGTGATCCTGTGTGGATCAGCGACTATCTTAGTGAATTGAGAGGCAGTTGTCAACGTTTTCTTGACGATCTTGGCAAAAATAAAATTTTCGTGCGCTTAAGTGTCTATGTACTATGTACGGGTGTCTCGAATTGTCTCTTGTATTCTTAGATTGTCTGGGTTTCTTAGTTTTCTAGTATTGTCTATTAGTACTTCTTTTTGAATTAAAGTACGGTACTGCATCTATATTTATGAAAGATATGATAGCACGAATATCCTTTTCGTGCTATATATTTTTATGCCCAGTGTAACGTTGCAACCTGACCAGCCAAAGACTGACACGTCAGTACTTGACCTGCCGACGGTGGACTTGCAGGTAAGATCATAGTGTATGATGCTGTCATACTAGGATTTGATGCAATTCGAACTTCCTTTGTAGCACCGGCTGACCCTGATTCAAATGAAAGTTCTGCCGAACCAGTAGAGGTTGGAGATTTGAGCGATAGCTTGAACGTCGATCCACTATTTACTGTTCCGGTTAGACAAAATACTTTGCCTTGGCGATATATATAAAAAGTCTCTGTTGGCTGAATTGCTATATTTTCTTCGTCAACATTGATGTATGAATTTAGCGACGACCCGAGCATATGTGCGAGATATACTCTCTTACCACCACTGGTGAATTGCTTACCATATACACCACCATAGTTCGCACCACCGTTATCACCATGCTCTCGGAAAAATACGCCATTCTGCTGGTCAGCAGTAGTAGAACTGTTTGGCAATCTAAATCCAAGTTCACCATACATCCAGTCGCCTGACCTACTGATTTTTGACTCGGCATATGCGCGAGAAGAAAAACTATTCATATCTCCGTCAACGCCAAATTCCCATTGATCTGACGATTCATTCCATCGGAATATCGCGTTTTTCTGGGCACCATCACCACGATTGACAATTATGCCACATGATTGCGATGGACCGGAACCACTGTAATAATTGTTAAGTATGATAGTGTCTTGATCTATTGTCAGATTTTCAACGAAAGCAGTTTCTGCAACATTCAATGTACCACCAATACTAACATCATTATTGAATGTATTCAGAGTGCCAGTGAAAGTGTTATTCCCGGCAGCAGTTTCGTTTGTACTATCAACCCGAAAATATCGACCGTCTGCCGTTCCAGTATTTAACGCATTGGTTGAACCGGTACTACTTGGCACAATTACGGCTGTTGTGAAGGTCTTAGTACCAGATATTGTTGTATTTCCGGTATCTTGCACATATCGACCGTCTGCCGTTCCTGTATTCAATGCATTTGTTGAACCGGTACTATTCGGTACGATCACGGCTGATGTGAATGTCTTAGTACCAGATATTGTTGTATTTCCGGTATCCTGTATATAGCGAGCATCTGCGAATGTTCTATTTAACGCATGATTGCTTGCAGTTGCGTTTGGCACAATTACGGGCGAGGTGAAAGTTTTCGTACCTGCAATTGTTGTATTGCCACTATCCGGCACAAATTCGCCGTCAACATAACCACGAGTAGTAAATGATGAAGATGTAGTTGAGTCTACGCCGCGATGTTCTACTGATGACGATATATATCCGGCATCGTCAACAAAAATCTGTGCAGCAACAGTTGATCCATTATCAGCATATGTTCTAATTACGAGTCGATCATTAGCGCTGTCCCAATAAACAATTCCCCGTTGCTGACCATTTTCTTGAAAGCGTAGATGTCCGTTACCTGAAGTTGCGTTTATATCGAGATATGGGGTGGTTCGTGACAGGCTTAAATTACTGGTGAATGTTTTTGAACCACCAATGTTCTGGTTCGAAGATGTATCAACATAATCAGAGTCATTGAAATCGGTAATATCTGACAGTGTATGTGTATGTGCAGTCGGTGTTCGTGCATTACTTAGACGCGAATCGTTGCCCTGTGTAACCGTACCACTTGTTGTGCCAAAATTCTTGTTAAATGCGTTATTCTTCGAAAACGAATCTTCTTTCGCATTGACGAGACTATTTGTCTGCGATTTAGTATAATAGCGAGCATCACCACGAGCATCAGTATGATATTGCGAATGATCATCATCACCCAGACCTGTCAAACCACCATGATCAGTTACAATACTAGCAACTTCACTTTCGACGAAACTGCGGGTAACAAAGGATGCTGAATTACTTCCAGTAACACCACGTACTTCATCAGTGAATTGTGAGTATGTATCATACATTGCCAATTCGTTATTCAGTGCGCTACCATTAGCTCTGTTGTATTTGCCAATCTTTAATGCGTTCGCACTACTATCAACATATATTTTTCCTGACAATCGTGCGGTGCCACCAGAATCTGTCGTTTTCAGCTCGATAATAGCATCATCAGCATGATTGGTCGTTGTACTACTTACAATCAAGGTTGCATCATTACCGACTAATGTAACATCACTTGAAAATGTTTTCGTACCACCAATCAATTGTGTTGTGTTTAGTGTAACAAATTTACTATCCACATAATCCTTTGTGGTTGCATGTCTACCATTTTCTGATCCGGTATATGCTGGAAGGTACAATGGACCTCCTTGCAATGTTGCTCCATTGTCATTAACGTAAAACAATGATCCACCATGTGACATTCTCGCCTGTGACGTATATAAACTGAATGCGGCACCGCCATCCTGAATCTTTAGCTGGACAATTGTTGCCGACGCATTGATACTCCCCACGATAGCTGAGCTTCTTCGAAATAATATAGCACCATTACCAACACCATTTGTTTCTAATGCATACTCTGTTGAACTATTTGTTGCTGTAAGTGTTGTTGAAAATGTTTTCGCACCAGAAATAGTTTGCGCGGTATTCGTGGTAACATAATCTGTAATCGTTGCATCTTGTATTTTGCTATTAACGTAGTCTACCGTTGTTGCTGCATTTCCATCTGGAGTTGTAGCCATATCTGGTAACTGTAGCCATCTATTGAGTTCTACATTACCTGATTTTAGTTGTATTGAAGTAACATTGTTGCCGCTTCTATTCGCCATAATCAATGAGTCTGTTGACTCATCAAAGTGCAGGTAACCATTTAGGCCGTTTGCGTCTGACGCAAATGATAATCCCTGCACACCATCGGACTTAAACAGTGCATTCCACACAAGATATTCAGTCTTTGCAAATATTGGAATATCATTAAATGTCTTTGTTCCCGCAATCGTTTGATTGCTTGTCAAATCAACATAATCACCAGTTACTGCACTCGCTTCCCATGCCGAACCATTCCACGTAAATTCTGTGTTTAGGTTGGTGTCGAATACTTTATATCCCTTTGCAGAAGGTGTGTATGCATTACGTGATGTTGTTGTGTGGCGAGGTAGACCAAAACCAGTTTGTACTTCTACTTCACCTTTAAATTTCTGACTCATTTAATCATCCCAGTGGAAACAAGACCCCTTATGGCCTAACACCAGTATTTAGCAAAAAATATAATTTACCGGTCACTTACACTGCCGGTGCAAATATGTATATTTCAACAAGATCGGATGCTGACGGTCGATATCCGGTATTAAATTCCACTGCATATAGATTTTGTGCAAAACCATTAATTGAATATGCAACACCTTCTCTCTGTTTAACTCCGTTAACAAATACTTGATTATTTGTACGATTTGTTCCCGGAACGTATGCATTGGTTGCCCCCTTACATGTATACTTGTACGTATCGGGGGTATTACCATCATAACCATCATGTGCTGCGTAATTTGGCAAAATATAATGGTAGTTGAGAACATCTGATGCTGCCCACGCGCTACCGTTCCATACTAACGGGGAACCTGTAACTCGGTCTGCTGTTGCTACGTTAACATCACCTATATTATTCAACTCTTCGGTCTTTCCATCAACATAGTCCTTACGAGTAAGTGAGTGACCGATATCCGGTTGCTGTGATTGTGTCAATACTGGCATTTCCGACGAGGTATATTCCTCACGCACTTGTAATTCATTTTCAACCACATTGCTTGTGCTTCGGACACTAAGCTTCAAAATATGTGTGCTCTCATCATTGTATATTACACATCGCTTGATATTATTCGCATAGAAATTGATAACAGAATCGGTGCCATTCGCAGCTTTCATATCCAATACTGGATATGCATTGTCAATTGCAAGGTCACCCGTTAAAGACCCACCTGTTAGTTTTAGGAAGTTATCATCAACATATGCTTTAGTTGTCAAACTTCTTAAATCAGTACCCATCGTTGTTGTTCGTGGGTCAGTCTTCAGTTCAATGCGATCACCGTAGATATCCATTGCGTTTGCAGCAGAAGGCTTACCAACAGCAGTGTTATCACGCTTAGTGATTGAGAAGCGATCAGATGCTGGAATATAGTACATCTGTGCAGCAGTATAATATGTCGTTGCATCGTATACAGAACCGAAGTTGACGACAGGTATGCCTTCTGTTGTCCCAGAATTTCTAGCATCGAGGGAAATCGAAGCATTATACGCCTCAATCTCCAAATTGCCTGACATCTTCTCACCAGACTTCTTCATGTACTGCGGATGATCGTCGCTGTCGAGACCTGTTAGAGCACCGTGATCAGTTACGCCACCACCAATACTTGCGGCAGATATTGAATCATCAACATAGTCTTTACGAGTTAGATGTGCATCATCGGTAGGTGCTGCAACAGATGTGCGAAATTGCTTGTTTGACAGTACCCCATCAACATCAAAATCAACCGTGGTTGCAGTCCCACCATCAACATCAACGCGAAACAACATTTTCTCAGCGTTCTGGTGATATTTGACATATCCCTTCTCAACACCATCAGCTTGAAATGAAATCTGGTGAAGACCATACGTGTTCGCAACATCAGTTCTGTTCAATGTAAGCGATGGATAACCATCTCGTTGGACACCCGGATTCGAAGTGAATCGTACTGTTCCGTTGAATGTGTTGTAACCATTGAATACAGATGAACCATTCCAAGTGTTGCCACCGGACATTGTATTCATGTTGTCCAATTCCAAAAAATTGGTATCAACATAACTTCGTGTAGTCAAGTGGTTACTTGCAGTTGGATCAATACCTTGAATTGGTTTGTTTGACGTAATCACATCATTGGTCAGGGCGAGTTGCGTGTTGGTGCCACCGTCAACAGTGTGATATTTCAAAAGGTTTATGTTATTACTTCCGTTATAGATCACACCCGACACGCCAACATCATTCTTGAAATACAGATTGGCATTACCACCACGACCATGAAGAGATAGTTGGGTGTTGTCTGTTGCAGATTTTATCTCACCACCTTCGGTTGGAATGAAGTTATTACCAACATAATCCTCGGTGGCGATGTTAGTTAAACTACCAGACTCTCCAAGTTTCCATGTATCATCGGCCTCGTCAAATATAATACTTTGGTTGTTCAATGTGCCACGATCAATTTCAATACCAGCAGAACCTAATGATATGCCAGCCCCAACTTCACCATTATTGACGGTGATTATGTTATCAACAATTGCTAGGTCGTCAGTATTGACTGTAGTTGTTGTTCCATTAACTACAAAATCTGCATTAATAGTAACAGTATCACTGAATGTTTTCTCGCCAGAAATCGTTTGATCTGATGATAAATCAACACCACTAACATTATTGGTATTATCAACTCTTAAATATTCAGCATCGAGAACAGCAAGTGCTCCAACATCAGTTGTCAACTCAGTCGCAATACTTTCAATATCTAATTGTTTGCCAGATGGTCTTTGTACTGTCATCTTATTATGCCTCTAGTGCTGCGATTCTTGCTTCTAATGCGTCTATATATGATTTTGAATAATACTTACCATCAACATAGCCTTTTGTTGTCAAATCATTGTCGTTGGTGATATCACCAGACGCCGCTGTGGATAACCGTATGGGCGCTGTTGCGAAAATAAAATCACCATCGTCTGCTGCGAGTCCATCAGTTCTAACCGTTCCACCAACACGCACGTCGCCTGTTACTGTTCCGCCTGTCAGTGCCAAAAAGTTATCATCAACATAATCTTTGCGAGTGAAAGCACCAACATTAGAGTGTTGCTCAGCGTAAGTTAATACAGCACCATCGAAGTACGTAATATCGGAACGCATTTCCATAAAATTATCAACAGTCGTACCATCAGATGCGTATTTGTAGAGATTGAATCTGCCAAGTGACTCATCATTGAATAATACAGCACGTTGCGTATCATTCGCTCGGAAATACATCGCTGAGTCGTTGCCAGTTGTTGCATCCATGTACAATCTAGGAACAGTTTTGTCAATAACCAAATCACCAGTCATCGTGTCGCCAGTTTTCTTGATGAAGCCATCGTCAACATATGCTTTAGTTGTCAAGCTACTATCGTCAGTTCCCATCGTTTGAGTGCGTGGGTTGCTTTTCAGTATTATATGATTTGGGTAGATATCAATGCTATTTGACGCATCTCCCGCAGCATGTGCGGCTGTATAGCTGCCATTAACCGGATCAGTCGTCGCAAAGTTGATTGCGGGTACGCCCGGAGTACTTCCACTGATACTCCCTTTGATACTTAAACTAGTATTATAAGCATCTATATTAACGTTTCCAGAAAATGTTTCACCTGTTTTCTTCGCAAAGTTATCATCAACATAGTCTTTCGTTGTCAGGTGGTTACCTGCTGTTGGGTCAATACCTTGTAATGGTTTATTTGCTGCTATAACATCATTGGCTAACGCAAGTTGGGTATTGCCACTGGCACCAGTATTGTATTTCAATAGTGTTATATTGCTGCTGCCGTTATAGATTACGCCAGATGTTCCACCAGTATCTTTTTTGAAGTATAGATTAGCGTTTCCAGCACCACCATCAACAGTCAAACTTGTGCCAGTTGCGAGATTTGACTTTATCGTGCCACCAGCAGCAGTGATATTTTTATTCGTTTTGATACCATCAACATCAAACTCAACCGTGGTTGCAGTTCCACCATCAATATCAACACTGAATAGCATCTTCTCGCCATTTTGATGATATTTGATATAGCCTTTCTCAACACCATCAGCCTGAAACGATATTTGATGTAAGCCGTATGTGTTCTCAACATCAGTT